TCACGAACCCAGCGCTCGATCTCCGTTTCAAAGATGGTCCGCCCGCGCACGGCGCCCACATCCGCCTCATTGCCATAGTCTGGGCTGTAAATTAAATGTTCAAATCGGATCGTGGCCAGAATTTTAAAGACAGCTTGCTTCACCGCATCCAAACCGTCCAGTACCCCCGCACCAATATGTCCGTTATTGAGGTCCAGTGTATAGGTCAGACTGGGCTGAGGTGTTTCCTCCATATCTTCATTCAATGTGATTTCATCAGACTGTGGGATCAAGGCGACACCACCCGATCCATCATGACGTAACGCTGCCCGCCTTGCATACGGAGCAGCAGCAACTTATCACCCGCAGCTAACTCCTTCCGCACGATGATTTTATCTTTCAGCGCTTCTTGGGTGGAGCCCGATCCGCTGATTCCGTGGGCATGCTTCAGATCAATTTCCAGCTTTGTCAGCGATTCTGGAATAATAAAAAAATCCTCTGTCAGTTCCAGCCGTTGATCGACCATCACTTTAAGAGGATTTATACTTGTCACATGACCCCATTGCACGATGACTGGACCCGCTGCCTCCATCGCCCCTAGGGCTGCTTGCTTGATCGCTTCTAGCATTTTTCACACCAGCCTCAGTTCCAGATCCATGGTATGCAGCCCATCCGATTTTTTATGACTGCATTCCTCGACCAGGAAAAATTTATTAATGTTCATTTTCTTGATGTATAAATTTACATAGCCTCCAGCCCGCAGGCGATAATCTCCAAGCGTTTCAACCGAAAGGGACCGGGACTCACGATTTTTAGCGAACAGCAACTGTGTCAGCTGCTCATTAATTTTCGCCTGGTTAAGATTTTCGTCTACGCTCTCATAGAGCTGAAGTAACCCCCACTTTTTGATTGAGGCGCTGTCCTTGGTAACAAACGTATCGCGTTTACCCGTCTCCTTGTTATCTCGGTAAAGAACAATCTGATTATAGGTTTCGTCATCAATACTACGAGAGTAGGCGTAGTCCGTCATTAAGCTGTCGTCACCAATGACCAACGGAAAGATCATCTTTGTAATGTTCCGTAAGGTGAGGCTGCCAAAGTCATCATAAAACACGAAATTGGTTCCATAATTGATCAGTGTCTCATCCAGCGCCATACAGATCATATCCATAAAAGTCTTGTTATCCCGTATCTGCGAAGGGATCACATAGGCGCTATTCTCTAAGGTCCCCAGCTTGAGCTGCATATCCGCAGCAATTTTCTGAATAACCTGGGTTGCTGTCTGCTTCGTAAATACGTAGGTTCCGCTATTCATCAGGTACCGGACTTGATCATAGGCTAGAATCCCAATTTCTTCGGTCTTCCCGTCGTCTATCTTGAAAATATAGCCGTAGAAGACTTTTTGCCCCTCGTCGGTATAGCGGACCACATCCCCATTGTTGATCTTGAATCCTTTATCTTGATAGATACCACGGTCTATGATCGTAAATTCTAGGGATGCGGGTTTGCCCATCCGGTAGGTGTTCCAGGTGATCTCCGAAACAATCCCCGATACGTCCCATAGGTTGCCATCCTTATTGTCAATCAGTAGTTCCATAGGTTCACCCCGGAAGCTTCAGGACGGAGCCAATTTTTAAAGTCTTCAGCTGTGCATCTGTCAGCCCATTCAGTTTCTGGATCTCTTTCCACCGACTATCATCTCCTAGCTCCCGCTTGGCTATCTTTATCAAGGTATCGCCAGACTTCACAGTTGCCGTTTTAGGCTTTGCCCGTTCGTCAGCCCGCTTGGCAGGCTCCTTCTTCGTGGTCGTCGTCGTGGTGCCTGCCGCCGTCGGTGTCGTTTTCAGTGTCACTTTTTTGGCGGCATAGAAGACATACTCCTTCAGCTCTAGCTCATATTCAAAATCACCGGGACGACCCGCAACCTCTTTATAGTTAAAAACCTCAATGCTCATCGCCAGATTGATCTTAAGCCCTAGGCTGGTAAAGATAAACCGTATGGGCTTCTTCTTGTTCATCCAGTCCTCTATGAGCTGGATATAGTCCGCGGGTTGTCCCCAATTCGCAGAGGAAACAAAACTGGGTACCGTTCCGCCCGGTTGGATTGCTGGAAAGAAGCTTTCAAACTGAATGGTCTTGAGTCCGGGCGCCTTTATTACATTGATCTGTCCCAGGTCTGTGATGGAATATGTCTCGCCATCCCCCTCACCAGAAATTTCAATCTCTTCCGGAAGAACAGGGATTTCAAACCAAATCGCGCGGTTATTAAAACTGAGTTCGATGCTGTAACCATCGGCCACGGTACCGCCTCCTTTCTTAAAAAGGAAAAACCCCACATTTTGTCGAATAATGGTAGTTGTTCGGACATAGCAAATATTCGGAAAGGAGGTTCTATTCTTGAAACGAGTTTATGCAAATATACTTGGAAACTGGGTTGAACTTGATGATAGAGATTTTACTATTCAAAATGTAGAACCAAGTACCTGGATACAAGAAAATAATTTACATG